ATACCAGTAAGTACGTCTAATGTAGAACAAACTTTACCTAATATCCAATCAAATACGCCCATAGCATCATAAACTTCATACAATCTAAGAATATAATCGCCAATAATACTAGTTAAATTAAGAAACGAAGTTAATAAAGGGGTAAGAGAATTTCCTACAGCAAGAATGATCTTGACTCCAGTTAACATTTTTTCTAATACAATTTTTATTACTGCAAACACTGCTTTAAACGTAGTTTTAAGTTTAGCCGCATTTTCATCACTCAATTTTAACTGCGCTGTAAAGTCTTTAAATGCTTTAGTTATTTCAACTAGTCTCTCTGCTGTCATCTTAGGGAAAATTTCTCTAAATGCTTCACTTATAGGTTTGATAACAGAACCTACTCCTTGTGCCATATTCACAAAGGCTTGAATAAGATCAGCACGTCCACCATTATCTTTCCAGAATTTAAGCATTTCGTTTCTTGCTTGCGCTGATTTTCCAGCAATACTATTAAACGCATCACTAAGCATTGTGAGAAATTCAACTGCTTCAACTTGATTACCAATGATATTTTCCCAAGACTCTGCCCAACCAGACTGCATTGCTTCTTTCATAGTACTAATTAATTGAGTAAAAGTCTTAACCTGTGTTGCCGCTTTAATAAGAGAAGGATCATTAGCAAAGTTTTGAAGCGTTTTAGTTAGAACCTCTGTAGTAAGCCAACCTGAATCTAATGAATCTCTAAACGATAAAGCCATATCTCGTCCGTGGCCAAGTTCTTTAGCCGTTTTCTCTAAAGCAACTCTAAATAATTCGCCACCCATACCAGCATTAACAACTGAATTCCAGTCCATAAGTCTAACTGTCCCAGTAGATATTGCTTGTGATAATTGATACATAGCAGTAGCGGCTTGCTCTGCATTTGAACCGGATGCTGCTGCAAGGTTAGCTATACCTTTAATTGAAGTAACAGACGTATTTAAATCTACCCCAGCAGCAGTAAAAGTACCAACGTTTCTGGTCATTTCTGCGAAATTATAAATAGTTTGGTCTGCATAATTATTTAATTCGCCTAAAGCTTTATTTACTTGATCAAGAGTAGTTCCTTTACTTGCTGTGTTTGTAAGGATCGTTTGAATAGCGTTCATTTTAGTTTCATATTCACTAAGACCGGTAAATATAGGATCTATTGTTAATGCTTTAGCTATATTTATTCCAGCAGTCACTGCCGCGTTTGTAATGTTTTGAAGAGCGGTAACCCCCATAATACCTAGCATAGTAAATCTACTAGCTATAGTATTTACGCCATCTGAAATATGAGAAAGAGAAAACGATTTACCAACCCTATCAAGGTTTTGCAAACTTTTGGTAGACTGTTCTAAATTGAGACCTTTTTTAAGGTTGTCAAGTGATTTTACACTTGTCTTTACGCCCTGTTCAAACTGGTTATTATCAAACTGCATTTCTACAACGCGATTATCTATACTCTTACTCATATGTTAGTTACCTCCTTCCACGCATCACTAGCAAGTTTATCAAATATAGGTTTAACTGCTGGATTTATGTAGTCTCGTCCTTGGACATACCCGCCATTTTTAGTACCATGTCCATATTGAAGTATTATGGCTATTGGTACTCCATTTACAATATGCGAATTCGTCCATGTTATAGAGGAAATTTTTGAAGAAGTTATAATTTCATATCCCCAAGACCCTCTCGTTAAACCACTATCTATAGGAGTAGCCGACGAAAGAATATTGACGCCAGAGATAGCGTATTTTTCTAGAATACTTCTATAATCTATCTTTGGCGCCTTTTTAAAAAACCTTTCAGTATTATCAAAATTTCCACGATGTCTAAATTTGATCATTGTTTGACCTCCTTAAATCTGTGGAAATTTATCCTTTAGTGCCCATTGCTTGTTTACGAGACGCATTTAATGCTGCATTACGACTCATTATTTCTTTTTTATTCATCTTTCCTGGTGGTTGATTCTTAGCACTACAAACATTTATGAGTGTCAAAAGTCTGTTAAGATGCCACTTCTGACATTCAAAAGGAATATTAAACGTTATCATCCAATAATAGATGATCTCTGCAGTAATAATACTTTTATTTATAGTTTGTTTAGGATTACTAAAAGTAGTTGCCGTCATCGACTCGCTTATATACTCGTCTATTTTATCAACATTCTCTTTAGTAATAAATTTATAGATATTAGATTCGATGTTTTGTGTTATTGTCATGCATCTAATATAGTCAACAGTTTCTTCTAAAGTTTTTTCGCCTTTCGATAGAAAAGGTTTATGCCATTTTGACTCCCATTTTGATAAAGAAACTAACGAATGTTCTACTTGTATAGTTGTAACTTTTGAAGTTATAAATTCGTTCTTTTCCTCATCAAAGGCCTCATTTGCGGGTATTATTATCTTTAACATCTTTCTCCTCCGGCGTTGAAACAACTGGAGTAATGCCATTTACGAAAGCAACAGCCGAGCCGGCATTAGTAGCCAGTTCCATAAACAATTCACTATATGCCTCGGTCTGAACAAACGCGTCTTTAACTTCCTGCGATTTAACAAAGCGTCTACCATCTAAAGATTTCTCTCCATACGCTTTAATAATTAAATCTTTAAAAATCTCAATCAATCTTTTTGAATCCTGTTCTGCAATAATTTTATTTATTGTGTTAACCAGACCACCCGTGTGTGATACTTCCATTTCAATAACTTCTGCTCTACTAAGATTAAAATAAAGATCCTCGGTTCTTTCGTTACCATCATAATCGGTATAGGTTATATTTTTCTTTAACATAGTATAAACTCTCCTTTCAAATTTTAACTAATTCCTTGCAATAGCGGCATTGGCCCACATAACGCATTCTTCAAGTTTTGTCATAGCGAGCGATAATTCTCGAGTATTCGGACAACTTTTGTCGAGCAAATAAGCAAGTTCTTTTGCCGTATCTCTAATTTGTTGATATAGGTCAGGTTGACCTTCTTTTGGTTGATGATACTTAAAGTTATTTTCAATTTGTACTATAAATACTTCTCTTTCGTCCATCATTTAATTCCTTTCAAATTTTTAAATAGTTTGCGGAGCCCCCTACTTTTTAGAGGGCTCCGACTTTAGTGGGGTTTAGTTATGCAACGGTTGTGAAATCTTTAATCAGAGGGGCAAGTACTTGATTATAGATATCCACTACGCCACTAACGGAAACAAGATACGTGGTGCTATTCGTAAGAGCTGCGGTTGGATTAAAGGTAAGAATCTTACCAGTAACATCCCAGGTCTTCGCGCCAGTAACTGCTCCACCATTGTCATCTGTAAGAACAATCGCTTCTGTCTTAATCTTATTGTTGAAAGTAAGAACGATGTTTGCTGCAATAGCAACATCGACATCACCATCGGCAGGAGCAATAGTCGACAATGCAATAGCCGCAGGCGCTCCGCCAGTAAAGAGCGTAGCAACTTCATCTGGAAGCGGAAGATAAGGATCTGAACCCGCTGTTCCATAAAGAATTGCTTCAAGCGCTGCCAAAGCAGCACCTCCAACTTTTGTTGAATCCACAATAAGAGATGCAGTTGGTTTAAATCCTGCAACAGTAACAGGGATAGTTGAAACTTCCCAAGAAAAAGTAATAGCTTCTGGGGAATCGTTAATTGTCTGGAAACCTTTCTCCGAAGGTGCCGCCGTGCCACCATAAATCAGATGCAGTTTATAACCATAGGCTTCACCAAGAATATCGTTTCCTATCTCTGTTCTATAACAAAGACCAAATGCCGAACGAGTCTGTTGCCCAATGAGGACGCCCGTTTCGAGTTCAACAGAACCATCACATACCGCAAATTCATCAGGATATGTGTATGCTTCAATGGTAGCACCAAATTCTTCTGCTGAAAGCAAATTCAAATATTTAATGTTGTCGGCATAAATAGGGGTCGCTTCTGCCCCAGACGGATTTTCGGTAACAGCAGTTAAGCCGTTCCATACAATACCAAGTGGATACAGACCAGAGTTATTCTGTGGATACAGAACACCTTTACTGACTCCAGTTTCGTATAAATGTTCACCAGTTGCGTCCCATGCAAGTACTGTCATTTGCTAAATCCTCCTTTAATAGTAAATTTCATAAACATCATGGTTAAGATTGCCCATTATATAGTGTCTATCAAAGATACACTTTGGTAGTGCGGCAATCTTTTCTGGAATTTCGCTATCAGGATTCTCGTCAATTACAATCACCTGATATCGCATTTCGCAAATATATGGAAAGTCATTTGCGAACTTAGTAATTGCTGAACTACGCTTATATACAATACATGGATAGTTTATCTTTAGTGTCTCTGGAGGTTGAAAATATACATAACCAGAACCTAAAGTGTTACTCAGGATCTGGTGTAGGAGTAGGCGTCGGCCCATTGTACACACCTCCAATAGTTAAAAGAAGACGGGGCCTCTGGGCTTCAACATTAGTTATTTTCCAGAGTGCCCCCATCCATTTTACATATTGCATTGTAGATAAGTTTTGATAGGCATAGGGGTCGGCAATAATACTTATAATATTATTAATCTCGATGTTATCATTAAGACCTTCCCCTTTTTGCCATTTCTGTGTGTTACGTATAACCTCGCCAGAGTAAAAATGCTCAATTATACTAGCTAACCACACACCAGGCGCCGTTTCAGAAGTTTCAGCAAAGCCAATTTCTCCATAAAACTTTGCCATTTTGAATCTCCTTTACTAGGTCTGAATCTGTTCAATAACAAGTGCAGATTTCAGTTTGGTCAGAGCGCCAGAGCAACGAGTTTCGATCAGATACTTATACTGGTTGTAGTCAATATCGAAATCGTCAAACATACTTACTGCGCCGCCTTTATCTGCGCCAAGAGTATAATCGCTCAGATTGACGATGATGCCAAGTAATGCTAAAGTAGCAGGCGCCGGATCTGTTATGTCACGAGTAAGTGCTTCCATAACAGGAACCTCGACTATGTTTGATACGCGAAGAACAGAACACAATTCGGCAACTGTTGGGTACAGACGACGACCGAGAGAATCTTTTGATAACAGCATGTCGGTAAGCATATCAGAAGTAGTATAGAATGTTGGACTTCCAGAACCCTTATACTCCTTACGTGCACGAATGATGTCCTCAATAACTTCGTCAATCTCATGGTCGGAATCAATGGTTACATGATGCGCATATATGTCTGCATCTGAATAGATTGGACGAATAGTTGATTCGTCAATCTTATCATTATCCATTATTGTACGCCCATCGCCAACTAGTAATGCACGAGCAATTTCCTCATCGAGCATTATACGCATCTCAGCCTTAAGCCAAGCTACAACATCTAGATCAGTAATGTCAATGATGTCATCACGATCCAATTTCTGTTTCTTGTAGATAGTCGAAGGCGTTGTGCTACGCTTATACAAAGCAAAGAATTCGTTTTCCTTCTGTGTACCTTTGATATACCCTTTAGCGCGAGCATCGGCGCCAGTAATATCAGCATAAAGAGTCTTAATGCGAGAAAAAGGACTATGCTTAGTCCCATTAATTACGCCAGTAACCCATTCCATTCTCCTGGAAAGAAACTCCGGAGATGAAGTTATGGTTTTAGCATCGGGGAATAGATAATCGATGTACTCAATGCCATAAGTGACGGTGTGCGCCAAGAAAGCCTCTTTAAACGAACCGCATTTTTGTGCGGCAACAAAGATTTCCTGCACCTGCGCGTGGGTCAATGTGTTTTTATTTGGTTTTTGATCCTCATTGTCAAAGACGTTGTGTTTCAATTCTTCTCCTCCTCCTTTAATATACGCATTAATTTTAGCTATATCACTAGCCGAGATTTCTTCGTCTGATTCACCCTCTGCATCAACAGCATGCGCAATCAAAGCATAAACGACATCTTTTTGTTCTTCTGTAAAACCATCAAAGATATCTTGTATTGTTTTATCGCCGCCTTCTGCATGTTCTATTTCTATATTATCAAGAGAAATCTTCATACCACTATAGATAATAGCTTCTGTAGGATCAATAGTGTCCTCTGTACCATCTGCATGTTCGATACAAAGATTATCAATCAAGGCACCAGGATTTGCTCCAGAAAGAACAAGACTTACTTCTCTAATAGCGCCATGCAAAACTGAGTTTCCTTTTTGCTTTAATTTATTTGCAAAAATGGACAATGCTGTGATATCGCCATGTTGAACGAGTTCTTTACCTTGCATTCCTTGTTTCGTTCCATTAAATAAACAAAATGCATATACACCATCTTCACGATTCTCAAGTACAGCGTGCCCAAGAACGTTATTTGGGTCATTATGAAGATGTTGCCAAACGAGAGGAACTGTCTGCCCATGATTATCTTTGAAGGCATCTTTATGAATTATTCTGCCATCAGAGCATTGAACATCATTCTTTGTGGCGTATCCACTGAAATCAAATTTCCCTTTCACTCTTTCATCTCCTCCTTAAGTTTTGTTGGTTCTTTTACTTCTTCGGTGCTTTGATTTAAGTTCTTATTTCTTAATTCATCAGCCTTAGGATCTACTGATGGTTTGAATCCGATAATTGCTCGTAATTCATTAGAAGATAAGATCTCATTTCGGGTAAACTTATCTGCAATTTCAGCTAAATCAATAACTGGGACAAGATTAAACGGTTTCCTAAGGAATATAACTGATTGATTCTGAGATCTAGCAGTATTAGTTAGGAATTTACGTTTCATCTCATCTACAATTGCAGAACCGATTGGCTCAATCGTGTGACTGTAAAAATTAATCATTTCCTTCTCGTCTGCCGTCCCATTAAATACGCTCTCTGTTAGACCTAACTGGCTGTATAGCATACTAGTTAGATATGTAATTTGAGCCATTAAATTGTTCTCGACAGGTCGGTTAAGTTGAGTTACTTTCTCAGTACCATCTGTATATGCAATACCATACTTTGACCCGGATAGTTGTTGTTCTAAATCGGTTCTTCGTCTGTCTGCTTGTTCTTGTCTAGCCGGAGTCTTAATCACATATGGTAATTGTATAATTAAATCTAATTTTCCAGACCCACTTTGTTCATCAATCGCATCCAAAAGATTCAATTTACGAATGAGCCTTTTTAGAGTAGAGTTTGGCTCGTTCATCACAGAATAAAATGGATTTTCTATTATCGCAACTATTTTTTTTGAGAGGAATATTTCTTCTCTTCTTCCTGTCTTCTCATTATATAAAGAAACCTTTACGTGTGTTGGATGCCACTCAAGGATCTGGCCAACACGAAGAGTTGTAATATCATACCTTCCTGAAATATCTGGATTAATTGTTGTGTCAATAGGAACGATTGCTATGCACCCTTCATCAAACATCGACATCACTAAATCTTGAAACAAACTACGTCCGGTTTGATCTATGTTAGCATCTAGCGTTAAACATTTATTAAAGTTCGAAGGAATTTCTGCTAAATATCTCCCATTTTGATCTAAACGGACATGTTGGAAAGAAAGCGATGCCACATGGATGGCTATTTTATTGTAGATAGGAGTTATAATCGTTTTCTCATTGCTTCTTGCAAACCGTACTTTATCTGGTCGAACGGTACTTGTATAACCTAAGTTATAACTAGGATAGGGATTGGTAGGGTCACGATTTAAGAAGGCGTTCCATGCATGCTGCAATCTATGTTTTATAGATTTCTCCACCCTTTCACCTCCTTTTGCTATCTTAACTTAGGTTACTTAATAAGCAGCACCAAGAGAAATGCGACGCCAATTCTTATCGGCAATTGTATTATCTGCAACACAAACATATAGATAAGTATTGTCAGAATATACTTCTCTTTCTAAACCTTCGGTAGCATCAATGCCTCCACTAAGTAAACTGACACCACCAGCAAAAGCACCATGAGCCATTGTCTCGCCAATTATTATAGCATTACCAATAACTCCTGCAATATCAGCAGTTAATACAACGGTATCGCCTGCGCCATCTGCACCACCAACGCCTTGTGTGTCTGATGCCGTGATAGTTGCGGCAAGAGCAAGTACAGCATTAGGTGCAGTACAATCTGTACCATTAGCAAGTTTCACAGCACTAAATACATTCGTACCAGCAAAGAATGTTTCTACAGTACCAATATCATTACCTGCTACACCACCATCTAAAGCTGTGATTGCTAAGATGTTAACTAGAAAAGCAGCATCACAAGTAACTAAAGGATGTGGTTCGTTATGATCTGTGCCTTTAATGGCAGCAATGATATTTGCTTGAGTATCTGCGAGTGCCACTTCAACATCAATCTCACCATCTCCATTAGCAGTACCAAGAGGAACAAAAGTAAACAGTTTTGTGCCAATAGTCATGGTGTCGCCAACAATTGGGTTTGTGTCTACAGTTAATCCATCAGTTGCTTTACCAGTATACCCACTAATATCAACAGCAATATTACCTACGCCAACAACTTGTGCAGCATCGGCGGCAAATTCATATACATCAAGTTGCAGGGACGCAGGATTGTCGATTGTTACCGTTTCTCCAGCAATAACTACCCCATCTATAGTTAATACTTTATTTGCATTAACTGCATTGATAGGAGTCCCTTCCGGAATTTCATTCAGAACACCAGGATCGCCAGTAGTGCCTTTGTCACCAGCAGGACCTTTGTCACCAGCAGGACCTTTGTCGCCAGTAGGACCTATACCAGCATTTACCGCATCAATTATGGCTTGAATCGTAGTTCCAAACCCCATTGCTTTAGTATAAATATTAAGACCATTAAGTTTTGTAATCTCTTTTGCTGTTAAATCTTCCATTTAATTCACTCCTTTTTTTATTATTCAAAGGCATCTTTATTTGCCTTATACGCCACATAAGCATCAATTAAAGCCGCTACACTATCGATCTTTTGATCATACCGTTTCTTTAAAAGTTTACGATTACCGTTTGTATCTTCAAGTGTTATGGCATTACCCATACAAAACGACATTAACTCTTGATCAAAAATGAGCATACGTTCTTCGGCAAGAGTTTTTATTTCACCAAGAGGAACGGATTCAGTTTTTGCTCCTTGAATAACCTTTTCTATACCAAAAGGCCCATTCTCTACCTCCCATCTATTAACAAATTCCTTTGCGTTGTATGGGTCGAAACCAAAACATCTTACATCATAATCTGAGTCAGTAATATGTTTTTCTAAGTCTTCATAAACTTCCATCATATCGAGAACGGCACCTTCAAGAATAATTAAACTGTTTTCGCGCATAAATTGATCATATTTACTACGCATTGCTCCTGTAAGTTTCTTTAAGGTTAATGATGAAATATAACAACGTGTTTTAATACCAAACGTCCCGATCTTTAGTGGGAATAGAAAATCGAATGAACAAAAATCGTCTCCTTGAGAAAGGTCGGCTCCCATTGCGCAAGGTAATCCCCAAAAATCTCTTCGTCTATGTGGTAATGTATCTTCATAAGCAAAGAAATATGTGAAACCTTCCATAGGTAAGCCAAATCGTTTAGCAAGAATATCATTCCTTGCTGCTGGAGCTTTTTCTGCTCTTTCAACATCTAATTGGTATGTTTCGTACGTAACCGTCTTACCTAAATTGGGATTTGCTTTAAGCCAAGTTGATGGTTCATTAACTTCTTGTATGTCGTCCAATTTATACCACCAGATAGATACATGAGGGTTGATATAGTCTCCTTTAAGTATGTCCATTAACTCCATTTTAATCGTATCACCAGAACTATTACGGATAGTTCCTTCTGAACTCGTTGCGACGATCAAATAATCATCTAACTTAGACGCACCTTGCTCAATAGCACCAACAACGTCTTCGCGAATATCGCCAGAAAGCCATTCGTCTATTGTTGCTATTTTTGGTCTAAGTCCTTGTAGTTTATTAATACTCATTGGACGAACTTCTATAATAGAGTTAGTAAGAAAGTTCTCAATGCCTTTTTTAGTTGAAGCTAACTTAACTCTATTGGCTCTTGCCCCAGTAGTATTCTGTAAAGATCCTTCTGTTAAAAATTGAAACAAAGGTCCGCGCGCACGTATTAAAGCGGTCCTAATAGGCGACATAACTTCTTCTGCTTGTTTCATGGTTGGTGCAGTAGTGATCTGATGCGTTGTCGATGTATCGACATTCTGAAAATATGATTGGATACATGAATCATATACTGATTTAGCACCACCACGACCAAGTATCAAATATTGTTTATTGATAAGTCTTTTTAATATTGTTTTTAAAACAAATCTTCCACCACGATTATCCGGTCCTGGTTCATATACACTTCTCTCAACATAATAATACCAACCAAAAACTTGTTCTCCCCAGAGTTTAAAACTATCTAGAAGATTTAAATCGGCTCCATCAGTAAGAGTGAGTTCCGTTTCGCAATATTTGATGAACCCCTCAACAGCCTCTTCATCATAGTAAATGGCTGGGTTATCAATGAGCCCATCTATGCGATTCATTTCCATAGAGAGTTCTTTGCAAACTGGGATCTTACCCCTTACTACTGCGTCACGAAATTCACCATAATATCTTGGTGTTGCAGTATTTGATAACACTATAACTGCTCCCTACTTTTTCTTTTTTGCTGGATGTTCTACTCTTTGTATAATTTTTGATGCAAGATTTGCTTTAGTTACCAGATGACCAACTACCCCTAACGCTAAAAGAGTTGGCCCAGCTGGTCCTCCTGCAGTAGTTGATATTGCTAAATTTATAACTGCGTGACTACCTATAGCCTCTAGTACATCTCGTGTTAAAGACTTTCCTTTTATTAATTTTTTACGATTGAAAGTCATCTTAGACCCTTTATTCTCTTTTTTAAAACCAGAGGCATATTTTTTTAATCTACTTTTAGTGTTACCTTTACTTCCACTACCTTTTCCTCCTCTGCCCCAATGCATACCAAGAATGCCCATGTGCCCTAACTTTTCCATTACTAATCCTCCTTATTTTGCAAGAATTTTAATACCGGAAGATAAACCAGAAGCGATATAACCCGATGCACTTTGTTTTGCTGCCGCTAAGAGAAGACTACCTACTAATTTCTTCCCAGTTGAGAGAGTTGATTTATTTAACTCCTTGTATTGCTTCTCTAATTGTAATCTTTTGTTTAACTTTTCAACCTCTACATTTGACATTGTATGTAGTTTCTTCTTCTTTAATTGCACTTTTTCGAGATGATCTGCAGAAGAAGGATGACTACTTTTCTTTTTACTCCCACTAGAACTGCCTTTTCCGCTAGATCGTTTGCCCCATCTCATGCCTATTTTACCATAGTGTTGTAAAAAATCTTCAACTATATTAGCACCCATCCTCTTCACCTTCTTCCTCTTCTTCAACTTCAGTTTCTGCTTCTGCTTGAGAATTAAGTCTCCACTCAAATTCTTTTATCATCCGTTCTGTTGAATCAAGAACAAACCCGCTTGATGGCGGGTCAAATATTAGTCGAACTTTTAAATATATATAAGTCTTTACCGCTTCTTGTGTGATGACGTCTCCTAGAAAATCGTCCCACTCATCAGTCTTATCAGTAATTATAAATCCTTCTAAAGGTCCAACGCCAAGTTGAGTAAGGATCATAAATACAGAATTAATATTAATAATAATGTCTGTATCAAATTGCGTGACTGCTTCTTCTATGCCAAGCATTTTTTTGATTGAAGTTAATATGCTATCCACGTGTTATCAACTCCTTTATTTTAAATTTAAAATCGCCAAGGACAAGTATCGTTTAATCTTCTTTCGATTGGTAACTGAGGCAGTAACGACTCATCGCCATAATGGATAGCATTATGAGTATTAAGAGATGTACAAATTAGAAATTCTGGATCAAACACTAAATCACTTCGTAACTCAATATCTTCGATAGTTATAGGGTTCATATGATGAATAATAATTCTTCCATGAATATCATACCCGTCTATACTAAGGTCGCAACCACAATCTCGAACAATTATATAATCTCTAGTGTTAAACCAAAACTTAGATTTATATAATGTCTGATTAACATGTCGATCGTAACCAAAAGTACTTCTACCAACAATACCAGCAAGACGTAAATATGCATACCGCTCTTCAAAAGTTTTCAGTCTTCTTAATTCCGAAAAAGTTTTAATCCTCATATTCATCACCTACATCTTTACCGCTATAAGTTTTCATAGCACGTAAAGCATTTGCATATAGTTCTTCAATTTTCTTAGCCGATCTAATCGAATCTGTCTTTGCCTGAATTAAATCTTTTTGTTTCTCAAGAATTTCTTTCTCAATACGATCTTTCGTTGACCCGAGTTTAAGATAGTGAGTTATAACTTGTGAAGATGCTGATCCGTCGGAAAGTTGTTGTTCGGCCAAGTCAACAGCGAGCATAATTAATTGATTCTCTCTTGCTTCTGGTGTAGTTGCAGGTGCTCTTCTTGGCTTTGCTTTTTTATCAGCTTTCTCTGGACTGCCCACTTGAATAACTCACCTCACATTTCTTTGCTAAGTAAAATATTTTTAGAAACTTTTAGAAAGCCGCGACAGCTTTTATAAAAATGTTGCGCCAACATCTCTTGAAAGGAGAGAGTAGGTTCACCACGCCTACTTTTTTTTTAGAAAACTGTCGCGGCTTTCTAAAAGCATCTAAAAGTTTTCAAAAATATGACCCCCGGAGCATTTTTTAGGAGGAACGCGATTCAGAGGGGGGGTAGCTTTCGCGATGACCCCCCTCTATTCCAACTTAACCTTCTTGTTTGTCCTCTTGTTTAGCTATCTTTTTATATATTCCTAAAATGTTATATGAAATGATCTCGTCAATAGCAGAGTTGATAGCCATTTCTTCATCAAGTGCGCTTAGTTCTTCAGAAGTTTTAACAATTCTTGCTAAGTAAGCACAGGTATTGTAACCTTTTTGTTCGTCATAGACTAACCAATCATCAAACTGTGTGAAAGGATTGAATGGATTATCCATTGTTGTTAACATAAAGTTTGGCATCCTTTTGCTCTCTCCTTTCACATTATAATACCTCTAATAGTTTAGATGTTGATATACCTAATGCGTCTGCTATTTCAGCATAAGTCTTACCTCTTGCTACCATACCTTTTGCTCTTGCTATCTTATCAGTAGATAACACTTGCCTAGTTCGTGGTGTTGCCAATTGTTTTATTCTATCCATGTCAGTGTTGTTTAGTATCTGAGTTAGATTATTAGTATTAACTGCGCCTGATTGGATAGCTTCCCACTCTCTGGGTGTGATGACAATGGTCTTCTTCTTTGCGCCAACTCTAAGTCTTGCCTCTACTAATGCCTGCCCTTTAATCTTCTTAAGATCCGCAGGGTCTAGGTCTGGTGTCTCTTTTCTTTTAGCAGTAACAACGCTGTTAGCTAACAATTGTGCTTGTCTTTCCAATGGCGCATTCTTAAGTGCTATGTTTAACTTTGCTTTTAAAGAAGAAACTTCTGGTTCATAGACTTTCTTAGCAGATGCAGAATAAGGAGTATAAGGCGTGTTAACTGCTGTCTTTCTAGCAGTTAAGGCTAGACTCTTTAACTGATTAGCATGACTAGCATACACTGCTTCGATAGGTGTGCCAGAAGATAGTTTAAATGCATCCATTTCTTCTGCCATCTTTGTTGTTCGAGTTGTTCTTTTTATTACTCTCCCTTGTTTGTTAACATATGTTTCACCTGTCACATTATAAAGTTTCTTTCCAGTCACAGGATCAACATAAACTCTTCTAATATTTCCGGTCTTTGGATTTAAAATCTTTGCGCCTTCTTCTCTATAAGGAACTGCTTTTTGCGAAGAAGATCTTGATATTAAAGTAGATGCTCCTGATCTTTCACTTCCTTGATACTTCTTCTTTAAAGAACCAATGCCATTATCAATGTATGATTTTTTATAATTTAAATTATGTTTCTCAGCATCAATGACAACCATACTATGACGAACAGCTTTAGCTATTTCGCTTGGATTTGCTCCTTTAATAGTCATATCAGTAATAAGATTTGAAACATCACCCATCTTTAATTGTTTTGTTTTTGCAGACATTGGTGTCATTCCAGGAAGAGGCGGATAAGATTCTTTTGGATCAAAGTTCATAAGTCCTTTTAATGGGGAAGAAGACTTGATGCTTCCTTTTGGATTTGGAATAACAATAACTGTATCTCCATCAAAGTCTGCACCAGATAAGCGTTCTGCTACTTTAGGGTGTATACCAACAGCATCTATAGCGTTTGGTATTAACCTTCTAGCGTCTCTTTGTTTATTATTTACAACTAATTCTGGTATCTCAAACTTACCGCCATGTGGATGGCGAATTAACACTACTCTTTCTCCATCTTTGTAATTAGGAGCATAAATCTCTGTTTCTTTCATTTTTGGAAAAGGTAGAATTACATGTGACTTCTGTCTTGGTAATGCTGCTGCTTTTAGATGAACTGCTGCTGAATCACAATCATCTGAGAAACCTTCAAGTAATTTCTTTCTTACAGCAGGGTTTGTTAAAGACATTATTTCATTATGCTCATCTTTTTTAGATTTATACATTAATCCTAATTGCTTTTTAGCTAATGTTGGAGATTGTTTAGATAACATCTGAGAAGACAAATTTTTAGACCATTCGCCCCATCTACCTTCTTCATTTGTTTTTTCTCCAGAAGATACAATATTAAGTGCTGATAATTGTTTTTTTCCTAATACATCTGTATAATGTCTTTGTTTAATTGTTGAACCAAAAGGATTATCTGGATCATCACTAATCTTCTTCATAGCATCAAGTTTGTTTCCTTCATTATGTTTATTAGTATTAAACATAATGTCAGTGCCTTTTGGAAGGTCATCGCTATACATAGCCATGCCTTTCAAATAATGCGTTCCATCTACTCCAATTCTAACTTGTGCATATCTAGCTTTTCCTAATGAAAGATCTTCAACTCCTCTACGAAGTTCAATTATTCCATCTTTATCTTTTCCTCCACCTTCAGCATAACGTATATCAATTCTCTTAGATGAAACGTTTTTAATAGGTTCTACACCAAGCCATGATCTACCACCATCTTCAGTGTAATGATCAGTTACCATTCTAATCTTATCTCTGTTTTTATATACTTCTTTAGAGTCAACACCGGGTTTTGCTAGGGCCATCATACTAGTATGATGGTCAGTTCCTAATTGAGGAACTTTAAGATAATGAATGCCATATCCTTCGTCTTCAAGCATCGCTACAGCTGTTTTTAATTTTGTTCTACTTACACCAATATGCCGTTCCATACCTACGCCAATATCTACATAACTCTTTTTTTCTACAGCAACTTTAAGCATTTGAGCAGTAGCTTTAGTTATATCAGAACGTTCTTGTAAAACTGGATTTAATAATGCTCTAACTGAAGATTCATTTCGATTCATGCGTCTACCAATTTCAGAAACAGAATAACCTTTGTCTTTTAATTTTACTGCTTGTGTAGAATCAGTAGTTCTTGCTTCTGCTTTTTCAATAGATATTCTTTTTCTAAGTTCAGTGGTCTTCATACCAAGACCTTTAGCTATTTCTGTTTCTTTAACGCCTTGTTTCTTTAAACGTTTAACTTGCCCACGAACACTAGTATTTCTTTGTTCTGAGTCTTTTCCTGATCCCCAAGGATATCTACCAGAATGACGAGGAGTGCCTGTATGTCTTACTACTTTATACATAACTATACCTCCCCGAGTATCATCTTATCTATCTGTTTATCAAATAAAACTATTTTATCCATGATGTGACAGATATCCTCTAAGAGTGGTTCGTAAACTAAAACTTCATCTAGTTGATAAATCCGAAGTTCTATCTTTATATCTTTTGGATCAATTTCATATTCCAAACAGAATAAAGCTGTATAAACTTCTAATTGACGCATAGAAGTCGGCGATTCTCCAGTCTTAAGATCATGGATTCTTAATACATTTTGTCTAAAAGAAATAACATCTGCGGTACCAAAACAATTAGTAGAATAATATAATAATTGTTCTGTTGTCATTTTGTAACCAATAGCATCATTAACATATAGATGTAATGTCTTTCTTGATTTAGGAAGTTTTATTCCTAACTCTATACATTCACAAGCAAAAGAATGAAGACGAATACCATACTGTGTGGCTAAATATTTTTTAAAAGTTAAGTCTAGTTTCTCTTCATTATAATTAATCCAATGGTATCGGCTTGGACTTAGGAAGGCGTGTTGACCTTCTAGTTCGGAATGCTTGTTGAAGTTCATCTAGTACCTCCTCCTTATTTTCAGGACAAACAAAACTACCAAATGACATTTTACCAAGCACGTCAATATAATATTCTTGATTAGGTTGCCTTTTCTCTTTCATGGATTTCTTACACTCTAAAGCAGCCCATCTTTTTTTATGCAAAACTAATAGATCTGGAATTCCTTGTATGTAATCAGTATCGTTTTTAAGAACCATACAGCCAGGTAAACGCTCTTTAATTTCAATAATAAGCTTTGACTGAAAAGAATTCTCTAACATAGAACTACCTCCTATTACATACAAAAAAAATAAGGAAAGATATCTCCTTCCTCTCTATTATAGCATGTGTTTCTGACGCGAAGGTTAAATGCGTATAAAAGTATGTTCATTAAAGTTTTTTTTGTTCTTTAATGCCTGTTTTATTCCTAAATCTATTATCGCGTTCGATCTAATATAATAATAATACAACTCTTTAAACTTTGTGTTGAGACGATCAATTCTTCCCGCTGCTTGAACTGTCATTTTATACGAATAACTTTGAGAATAGAAAACAACACAATTTGTCTCAATACAATTCCAACTCTCTGATCCAGAAGTATACTGAACTAAATATAACCACTTCTTTGTTTTTGGAATAGGTTCATGTTTATGCCCATTCCATTCTGCCATAGGAAAGTTTATTTCTTTACAAAAGGTTTTTACAATTTCTAACTCATAATTGAAAGTATAGAAAAGTATTATCTTGTTGTGTTTAGAAAGAAGTTCTTTCAAAAGATCAATGCGACTCATATCGCTATTAGCAACTCTTCTTAAAAGATAACACAATTCACTCACATTCATTATTGGTTTGTTTTTATATATATTCCACCTTCTCTTCATTACCTTATTGTAATCATCTTTATTATAAGAGGCTACAAGAGTTTCATAAAATGGTGTTGTTATTCTATCATAAGGCATATATACAACTACTTCATTCTTAAGACGCATAAGTCTATTTGTTTCCAAATAACGATCTATTCTTGGAAACTTAGAACGTCTGATATAAACAACATGCCTTCTAATAAATTCAGTTCTATTTTTATAAAACCCATTAGCAATAAGAACAGGTATATAATCCATCCATGTGTCTCCAGGAGTAGCAGTTAAAAGGATCCATAAATTATTTTTAGTTATTTTTAAAAATGACTTAACCCATGTTCCAGCACCTATAACTTTTTGCTCATCAAAGATAAAGAAAGCATTCTCAATATTAACGTATTTTTTAATGTTGTGCCATGAATCAACAATTACCTTTACGCCATCGATACTTACTTTCTGATTAGTAGATAAACAAAAAGGTGCGCACTCTTCTTCCCATTCAA